TGGGTATCCGTTGCCTTGCGNCCCTTGAGAAGCTGCCGGTCTATTTCTTTTGTTGCTTGCCGGAGGGCTTTTTCTTTGTCTGCGTCGCTGGTTTCGCCCCATCTTTCGGCGTGGAGGCGGTTTTTGAAGTATTCTTCTGCGTATTCGATTGTGCAGTACATTCGGCCTCCGCCTCCTTCTTTGCTTTTTCCTCCTGCTCCCTGCGCATGCGCTGGAAGCCAGTTATATCAATCGCCATTTACATCACCTCAAAATATGGGAGAAGGCGCAAAGGCCCTCTCACTATGCTACTAGTGTGTCTACGCTGGTCTTATTGCTTACGCTGTAACCCATAATCGTACCGCCGGTAATAGTAAGGGTACAGGTGTCATCTGCCGCCCATGTGCCTGTATACTCAATGTCTACATATCCCACACCGTTTTCCAACTCCACGCTGTCGCCTTCATCGGCAATGGCTACAGTACCATCACCGGTCTTCGCCACTGCTGCGCTAAAGGATCCTGTAAACCACTGATGGACAGCTCCTTCTGCTGATGCTTTAAGTTCAACCTTCACCTGGCGGACAAATTTATCATCTGTGACAATGGCTGCATTAATATCAGCTGCAGAGTTGCCCAAGGTAGCCGGAGAAACAACTAACGCTATTTCTCCGGCCATTGCCCTTTCTACCCCAATCAAGTAGTCGTAAAACTCGTTAGGCGTGTAGGTGAAGCGCTTCAGGTAGTCTAAAAATCTCATCTCATCACCCCTTAACCTTGAGCAGAATAAGCAGTTACAAGTTTGTGCTTAAACTGGACGATACGGACGTTCTTGCTCTCATAGACACGCTTCCAGTTCAAGTAGTTGGCCAATTCAGTGTTGCTCGGAGTAGGCCCTTCTACTGTTTCGCCCTGGAAGGCAACTCCCCTCGGATGGAGGATGAAGTGTCTGCGGTTTACAAGGATGTCGTCACCGGACAATGCATCCCTTGCGGTTTCAGTCGGAACAGGAGCTCCACCCTCGCCCCAGCCAAAAGCACCGGCCCCGAAGATGTAGGTTGTATAAACGCCAGTGCCAGTATTAACAGGCAGGCTGTCATCCACTACAACTCTCTTGCCAAGGAAATAGGGTACTTCTGCCGCTCCCTCAGAGGGCTTGATATATTCAATCAGGTCATCTTTGGCGAGCTTTGCCACAGTTGCAGAGTGCATCGCAAAACCGGTCAGCTTGTCGGCATTGTCGCCCAGCTTGTAAATGGCGTCAACTGCGGTCTTTGCGGATATAACGTCATCGTCTTCTGCTGTTGGTGCGCCGCTTATGTCGTGCTGGTTTGTGTTCATTTCGGTTGCATCGTTGCCGAATACGCCATCCAGGGTCTTGATCAGAATCGCCTGGAATCTCCTCGCCCAGTACGCGGCCACAAGATCGCCGATAGCGGCCATCGGGTCGTCGCCGGACAAGGCTTTTGCAAGGTCGTTTACACTCCAAGCACGGCCACGGGCCAAGAGAGCCGCCACGTCCTGCCCTGCAGTAATCTTGCCGACGGTCAGGGCATTGGTGTCGCTCAATACTTCATCGGCGCCGGTCAAGTCTTCCCAAAACGGCATGTTGACAAGCTTCCCGCCGGAGCTGGCCAGTCTGTCCAGTTCAGGGTTCCTAGCGATTATTCCGCTCTGATAAAAAGCGGATAGTTCTGCCGTCCTCTCGATTACGTAAGGATTAAACACCTCGGGAACGATTACGTCATTGATAACAGTTTTAGTAACAGTCACCTTTTATCACCTCATAAATTATTTTACTCCCGCCTCTGCTTTCATCCGTGTTGCCTTCGCCGGGTCCTCCCGCAGGATTTGCCCCTGCAGTGTAAGGTTAAACGTCTCCGGCTTCCACGGGTTCACTTCTGCATTGCCGGCACCTGGCGGGTTTGTGCCGCTACCTACCTTACCTGGTTCTCCGAAAAGATAAGGGTCGCTTTCTTTGATTGCTTTAAGCTGATCATCTAGTCCCAGCAGCTGCTCACCGTCCAGCTTCACCTTCTCCATGTCAAGCAGGGCCTTAACTGCCTTGGCGTTCCTGGCCTTAGCTGCGGCAAGAGCTTTTTCAATGGCAAAATCAAGCTGCATTTGTGCCATTTTAGCCTGCCATTCCTCGGCGGCTTTTTGGTTCTCAGCTTGCAATTGCTCAATCTGTGCCTTTAGTTCCTCACTGTTGCCGGCAGCATTTTTGAGCTGCTCGAGCTGCTTGTCCCTTTCCTGGATGTCAGTCTCCAGCTTTTTCTTTGCCTCTGCCACTTCGTTGTATTTATCCTTTGGAATGAAGTATTTTGCTAGCTCTTTGCCGATTTCTCCAATTAATCCTTCCAATTTCCCTTCTTCGATTCCGGCTTTCTTAAGTAGTTCCTTTAACCAATCCATCAATAAAACTCCTTTCCTGTTACTTTTTATACTGGTCAGTACCAGTTTTCAGGTCTTGTCTCTTTATGCCCTGACAATACGAAAGAAGGGCAAAATAAAAGCGCCCGAAGGCGGTTATTTGCATCGTTTAGCTTTATTGCCAACACCTGTTTAATTTTATCAAGGTGCTTTTTCTTCAAATTTATTGCATGTTTTTTTCATCCCCGTTATTTCTTTGGGAATAATTCCATATACTGAACATTTATTATTGCCTCGATGATTGCGGCATCTATGACATCGCCAAATGACTATTCCCGCATCGCCCTGGGCATCGTCAATCTCCCATCGTTCAATTAAACTCAACTTTTTACTCATTGACAACCACTCCTTCAACGATCCGCATGCCGTTTTCAATTCTTTTTCCTGTTATGCGGATTTCTGTTCCAGGTTCAAGAAGTAGTTCACTTTCCCAATTGTCATTAATAGCTACGTCAACTATAACACCATTGGTACCTTTCGGGATCTTAACATACATCAAAATCCCTCTTTCTCCTTTTCTGTTGACAAAGTCTATGGCCGTTTTTTCTCTTAAGCTTGTAG